ATATACTGGCGGTAGTGCTAGCGAAGCAGATGTAGGAGATTATAAGAGAAGAGTTCCTCAATCAGAATGGAATATTGATCCTTGTGATGGCACTGGTCCTTCCAAGTTTAACATCAATACTTCAAAAACTCAACTCATTTATATTGACTTCCAGTGGCTTGGAGTAGGCAGAGTTCGTTGTGGATTTGTTCATAATGGACAAATTGTTTTGGCACACGAATATTATCACTCAAATGTACTTGACGAAGTTTATATTTCAACTCCTAATCTACCTGTAAGATGTGAGATTAAAAATACTGGTGCCACATCAGGTGGTTCGATGAAGCAAGTTTGTGCCACTGTAATGTCGGAAGGTGGTTATATCGAAAGTGGTATTGACTGGACAACTAATTCTGGTTCTGCTAGAACTACATCTACGACTGCTGGAACAAGATTACCTCTTTTGGCAATCCGTTTAAAAAATACTTTCCAAGGTTATCCAAATAGAATTACTGTAAGACCAAATAATATTAGCATGTATGTTGCTACTCATGATGTTTATTATGAGTTAATCAAAGTTCCTGGAGTATCTTCGTTAGCAACAACAGATGTTGGAGGTCTTGTATGGACTTCTGTTGATGATAGTAGCGGTGTTGAGTATTGTAGAAATGCTACATCATTTGCTGTTGGATCTAATTTAGATATCTTTGCTTCTGGTATTGTTGTAGCAGGAAACTCACAAAACTCATTATCCCCAGTTAATTCTGGCGAACTTACATCGGCAAAGAAAAATACTATTGTTCAAAATTTTGATTCAACTGATTCAGAAATATTTGTTGTATCGATAAGAACAATTATTTCTACTGGCAATAGCACTGCTAGTGCTGCTGCTACTCTTCAATGGAGGGAGATTTACTAAGTTAATTTTACATAACTTAAGTAACTATTGTAACAGAATGAACAGTGTATAATAAATAGTATACTGTTCATTTTTTAAACTATGGAAACTAGAACTTGTCCCAAGTGCAAAGCAACTTGGATCGATGGTCAGCATTACTGGACAGGAACAAATAAGAAAGGTAATGAAACCGAGTTAGCTTCTCTTGTGTGTGACAAGTTTGGAGATGATTCATGCATCAACCCATGCAAAGGAACTACTGATGGAAAAGGTTGGGAAAATAGATTAAATAATATGGATGCTATTGATAAAGATTTGAAGAGGACATTGAATGAGTAGTGATCAGATTTATTTGGGCAACCCGTTATTAAAAAAAGCGAATGTTGCCCATGATTGGACTAAAGAAGAAATTCAAGAATATATCAAATGCAAAGAAGATCCTGTATACTTTGCAGTCAATTATGTAAAGATTGTTTCTGTTGATGAAGGTTTGATTCCTTTTAGAATGTATGAATTCCAAAAGGAGTTAGTTCAAAAATTTCATAACAATCGATTTAATATTGCTAAGCTACCAAGACAGACAGGGAAATCAACCGTTGTGGTTTCCTATCTGCTTCACTATGCTTTGTTTAATGATAGTTCTAACATTGGTATTCTAGCAAACAAAGCTTCAACTGCTAGAGATCTACTAGGAAGATTGCAGACAGCATATGAGAATCTTCCTAAGTGGTTGCAGCAAGGTGTGATTGCGTGGAACAAAGGTTCTATGGAACTGGAGAATGGTTCCAAGATCATGGCAGCATCAACATCAGCATCTGCTGTTCGAGGAATGTCATTCAACATTATCTTCTTGGACGAATTTGCTTTCGTTCCAAATCATATTGCTGATGACTTTTTCTCATCTGTATATCCTACTATTTCATCTGGTCAAAGAACCAAAGTTATTATCATTTCCACGCCTTATGGTATGAACCACTTCTATAAGTTGTGGGTGGATGCACAGAATAAAAGAAATAATTATATTTGGACCGAGGTTCACTGGTCAGAAGTTCCAGGTAGAGATCAGAAGTGGAAAGAAGAAACAATTAAGAATACTTCTGAACGTCAGTTTACTCAGGAATTTGAATGTGAATTTTTGGGATCTGTTGACACACTTATCTCAGCATCAAAACTTAGATCACTTGTATTTGATACTCCAATCAGTTCAAATAAAGGATTGGATGTTTACGAGAAGCCAGATGAAAAATCAGAATACATTATTACTGCTGACGTTAGCAGAGGGATTGGTGGTGATTATTCTGCTTTCATTGTTTTTGATATCACAACTGTTCCATATAAAATAGTTGCAAAGTATCGTAATAATGAAATTAAACCGATGCTTTTCCCTAACGTAATTAATGACGTTGCCAGAGCATACAATAACGCATATGTTCTTTGTGAAGTTAATGATGTTGGTGATCAAGTAGCATCGATTCTTAACTATGACCTTGAGTATCCAAATGTTCTCATGTGTTCAATGCGTGGTCGTGCTGGACAGATTGTTGGACAAGGATTCTCTGGAAACAAAACTCAACTTGGTGTAAAGATGAGTATTACAGTTAAGAAGGTTGGTTGTGCTAACTTAAAACAAATTATTGAAGATGATAAGTTGTTGTTTAGAGATTACGATATCATTAATGAGCTTACCACATTTATTCAAAAAAAGCAATCCTTTGAAGCAGATGATGGATTTCATGATGACCTTGTTATGTGTCTAGTAATCTTCTCCTGGATGGCAGTTCAAGATTACTTTAAGGAAATGACGGACAATGATGTTCGCCAAAGAATCTACGAAGATCAAAAGAATCAGATTGAACAAGATATGGCACCATTTGGGTTTATTACAACAGGTCTTGAAGGTGATGAAGGTTTTGCTTCGGATGGAGCAGTTTGGTATGGAGATACACAAGAAGATGTTTCTTATATGTGGGATTATAGATGATGGATACTGATAAACTTTTTACTTTAGAGCATCTTATATTTAAAGAAAGGGAGTGTAGAGCTTGTGGAAAAGTAAAAAGTTTAATGGATGATTTTTATGTAACAAGAAAAGATAGAGGAACTATTGCATCTGCGTATTCTTATGAATGCAAAGAATGTACAATTAAAAGAGTTAAAGAATCGAGACAGAGAAAGGATAGTATAGATTTTGTATACCCAGATTGGTGATGTTCACGCTAGATTTCCCCACTCAAAGAAGTCAAAATAATAAATAATTTTAGATTACATGGATATCTAAAGAGGAGAAAAACATGGCAAGTCAAGTCTCGCCTGGAATTGTTTTAAAAGAGCGTGACCTAAGTAATGTTGTTGTTACTGGTGCTCGTCAAATTACAGCAGCTTTTGCTTCTACTTTTAAAACAGGTCCGATAGGACAAATAGTTAACGTAAATACTCAACAAGAATTTGTTAGTATTTTTGGAAAACCAACAGATTCGAATGCAGATGATTGGTTCGTTGCATCTGAATTTTTAAACTATGGTGGAAGATTAGCAATTGTTCGTGCATCTACTGGTGTTGTTAATGCTACTTCAGATGGAAGTGCTGTTTTGGTTCAAAACAAAGCTGCATGGGATGCTGGAACAGGATCTGGAGAAACCTTCGTTGCTCGTTCTGCTGGAACATGGGCAAATCAGGCTAAGGTTGTTGTAGTTGATAGAGGAGCTGATCAAACAGTAACATTGGCTTCAACTCCTTCATCTGTACCAGTAGCAGGTTCCAATGTTACATTTAATATTTCAATAAATGGAACTCCAACTGCAAAAACAGCTGAAGTTTATTCCTATAACGATACCACGAAAAAATTAGCAGTTATTTTAGATGATCCAACTTATTTAATTTCTACAACATCGACATTTGAAAATGGAGCAACTGACATTGCAGTTACTGCGGTTGAAGATTGGTACTTGAATTCTTCTGTCGGGACTACTGGCATTGCACTTTCAGAAATTGGTCCTAGACCAGGAACTTCTGCTTTTGCTCAAGCAAAAGGAATTAAATATGATGAATTGCACGTAGCAGTTATTGATACTACAGGAGAAATTACAGGAACTGCAAATACTATCGTAGAAAGATTTACATATGTTTCTAAACTATCGGATGCAAAATCATCCGAAGGAGCATCATCTTATTACAAAGATGTAATTAATTTGTCATCTTCCTACATTTATTCTGGAATTGCTCCAACTGCTACGGTTAATCCATCTACTGTTGGAGCTGGATCTACTTGGGGAGTAGCATCAACAACTTTATCATCTGGAGCACTTTTTGCACTATGTGGCATTTCGGAATCTACCCTTTCTGGTGGAACAGATGATTACGCTTATACAACTGCAGAAATTGGATCTGCATATGATATGTTCTTAGATACAGAAGAAACTGCAATTGACTTTGTATTGATGGGAGCATCACTATCAACAGAATCTGATACTTTAGCAAAAGCGAATAAAGTTATTCAAATTGCGACTTCAAGAAAAGATTGCATTGCTTTTGTATCTCCTCATAAAGGAAATCAAGTTGGTTCTACTGGGGCTCTAACAACTACTCAGCAAAGAGATAATACTATTGCATTTTTCCGTGGCTTAACTTCAACATCATATGCTGTTTTTGATAGCGGATACAAGTACTATTATGATCGTTTCAATGACAAGTATCGTTATCTACCATGCAATGGTGATGTTGCTGGTCTTTGTGTATCAACTTCAGCTACTCTAGATGATTGGTATTCACCTGCTGGTGTAAATAGAGGATCACTAAGAAATGCTATTAAATTAGCTTATAATCCAAATAAAGCAGATAGAGATGCTTTATATCAAAATAGAATCAATCCAATTGTTTCTTTCCCTGGCTCTGGAGTAACATTATTTGGAGATAAAACTGCTCTTGCTTCTCCTTCGGCGTTTGATAGAATTAACGTTCGTCGTCTATTCCTCAATATTGAAAAGAGAGCAGAAGGACTTGCAAAGCAAGTTCTATTTGAACAAAACGATGAAACAACGAGATCATCTTTCTCG